TTCGTTGTAGCGCAGTTTCTACGGTTTCTGTCCGGACCAAATTGATAACATACTTGTCGTACAGTTCGTCCCTGCACCAATGGTCGAGCTTAACTCCGCTGGTAACCACGTAGTCAATAAATCTGTCCGGGTACAAAGGATTAACATTACTGACAAAACTGCCAAACTTGACAAAAGCATTGTAATAAGGACTCTTAGCAAAATCCTCATAAGTTTTATCTTGTTTACTATTTTGCGTTTTTCTGTAAAATCTGTTATAAGTGTCATAGCCTAGTATCACATGTTTTTCAGTCTTAGCAAGAGCTCTACGCTTTTGCTCACACAAATGTACAGCCAAGGTTTTTTCTTTTGTAAATCCTGATTTACAAAATTGGCAAGTGTACGTTATGTTTTCCGAACTAATTATCATTTAATCTTTTTAGCAATAGTTGCTTCATCGTATCCATGGCGTCTTGCTAGATCTTTAAGTTCTTTATCCGTAGATAATTTTGCCATAATCTCAATCTCGTCTAATTTTTTATTAGGATATAGTTCTTCTAAAAATTTAGATTTCTTACTACTACCTTCTTTCTTCTTGTTACCTAGCCACTGGTGAAAGAATACTGTACTCTTATCATAACTGCACATACATAGTAGCAGCCACAGTAATTTAGGATGTTTTTGAAGTATGTTCCAATTCTTATTAAAGTATTCGTTAACAGTTAATACAAAATGTTCCTGCACTTCTCTCTTAGAACTTTGCACATTACTAACGTAACGGTTGAGAATAAAATATTCGTTCTTAAGAGCTTTGCGTTGGTCTGCGTCCATTTCGTCCCATAAGGTACGAAAGTTCATATCAACTGCCGCAAGTTTTTCTTTAAGTTCAATCTTTTCGCTCATAGCGGTTTATCCTTACTAAGCCTGTATATCATTATAGCACGATCTAATGCTGTTTGTAAAGCAGGATTGATTTTAGCTTCTCGCCGAATATCTCCCCACAATTTACTTTCCATTATGTGATCGTGCAACGGGCGCCCATCATTAGTACGAGAATCGGGGTTGGCTTCCATTTCGTGTGCGTATCCGATTAACTTACGATCCGTTTCACCAAACTCGCGAGCATACACTTCGCCGCCATTGCGTTCATAAATGTAAGTTGCACCTGGTTTAAGACTGCCCATTATCATCCTTTGGAACTAATACTGCATCGAATGCCATAATAGTTCTGTGTCCAGCGCCTGCCCACGGATAAACAGTATGTGGCAAATGGCTTGGAAATAAAATAAAGGTACCCGGGTCTGGACTATATTTCCAAGTATCCTGCATAACAAATTTAGTTATATCTTTAGACTGTGGTAATCTAAACAATATTTGTCCGTCCGATGCTTTCTTGCCTTCGTCAAAATCAGGGATGCTAATATACACATTGCCGCTTAAATGTGCAGATGGATGATTGTGCATTTCCTGATAATCGCCGGACGTTTGGCGAATAGTCCATATGCTAGTGACTTTGGGTTTGCAAAATTTAAGTTCTTCGGTTACGGACTGTGTTGTAATAAGATCCATATACCCTTGGCACATCTCTTCAAACAGCGTAACTAACCAGCTAACGTCGACATCTATGTCATTAGGAAATACTTGTATTTGTTGGCCGCCACGTATACTTAACAACGGGTTATCTGCATCATTCAAATCGGAGCGTGTGTGTAATACTTCTGACAAGTTGAAAACCTTAACAAATTCAGTGGCAGGAACTGGGCCTGCCGCAACTATAATAGGTTGAAAGTATGCTACTTTTAATGACATATGAATCCTTTATAATATCTTATCTAATTGTATAATTTCGCTTTGTCTTGAAATTTCTTTAACAAAATATGCACAGTCTGGTTTATCTCCAAAGCGAGTAGGTGTTGCTAGTAATTGTCCATTTTTCATCTTTGGAAAATACCATTTAACATCGTTATAAAAATTTACAATTTCAATTTTCTTAAATTCTACTCTAAAGCTACTAAGAGGATTAAAAATTAGTGCTTCGAATCCTCTATCGTTTAAACTGGTCAACGGAAGAATTTCAATATCAGTTGCGGCACTGCTATCACCAACTGCTATACTCCAATCTAACGGCATTGCTATTTCATCTTCGCCTATGCGTAAAACCATCGCCGGCGCATTAAAACTTTCTAGAAATATTAACGGCATAAAAAAGAAATCTGGTTCTTTTGAATCGCTATTGTCCAATACGGCAAATCTTGTGTTTTCATCTACCTCGTCTGGTAAATTGTTTAATGAAAATGTTTTATTTTCTAATGTTAATATTTGCATAATTCCTTATTTTTGCCAATCGGTCTTTTCAATAGTGAAAGGATATTTGGCATCCTTGTAAAATTTCTTTCTTTCTGTAAGATGTCGCTTGGCATATTTGCAAGTGCTAGTGATATCCCAGATTTGGACAAAATCCTTGTCCTCTGCTTTTCTTATGCCGCGGCCAATGCTCTGAATAACTCGAGTAAACGACTTGCCAGACTCCAGCAGTACCAAGTTAAAGATCCTAGGAATATTAATACCAACAGCCGCGACACCATAGGTCGCAACAATAATTTTATTAGTACTTGTTTTAATTTCATCGTATTCCTCTTTCCTATCCTTGGTCTTGACCTCTCCGGACACAAAAACAGCATCCTCTAATTCGTTAATGATAAATTTGCCTGAATCAATTCTATTAACTAGAACCAATGTATTGCCTGTTTGTGATATTTTTTTAATTAATTTGCTGACATAAATCATTCTATCTTCGTCTGTTACGAGATATTTTAATTCGTCACTGTATGCGCTAAATTCGGGTAAATCTATTAGTTGTACTATGTTGACGTGGCAAGTACTTAGTACACCGATATCTTGTAGTTCATGAGCTTTAATGCCGCCAACAACTGGACCAAGACTGGCAAAAATCTGTTCGTATTCAAATTTTTCTTTAGGAACAGTTCCAGTTAATCCCCATCGTATAGGTGCATTACATAAGTTTTGCGTGAGTAAATTCTTTAATACTTCGGCTTTTGCCATGTGTACTTCGTCAACAATAACACACTTAACTCCGTCTAAAAACTCAGCTAGTGTTATAATATCGTGCTCGTGATTTTTGCTTTTCTTATCTAAAATGTTAAGACTTTGCCAAGTACATATAGTGTGTGTCTTACCTAAATCTTTGCGATCTCCGTAATAAACACCAACATCTAATCCCACTGCAATAAAGTCTTCTTCTGTTTGTTCTACCAGTGATTTGTTAGGTACAATGGTAATTGTGCGGCCGTATTTTTCGGCCAGCTGACTTAGCGTTGCAGTAGTAATTGTTTTGCCAGCACCTGTGGCAATTTCTTGCAAGCTCTGTGTATTAGTTAGAAATGTATTAACTGCGTCAACTTGATAATCACGCAACATGATAGGTTGTCCCGCTTGCTGATGACCCTTTGGCCAGACCTTACCCTGGTCTGCCCAGTATGTTTCTGTTACAGGAGTAAAAGAAATTGCGCTTGTGGTACGTAAATCTTCTACGTCCTCAACACTAATTCCCAACTTGGTCAGTATGCCAAATATAGCTTCTAGCTGGCTAAGATAGCCGTTGCCACCTAGTCCAAATAAACTAACCATACCATCCCATCGGCCAAGTTTAAATGCAGGATGATACCTTGCATATGGTATTTCATATTTAAAAGAGTTAGCTAGCTTCTTGCGAGCGTCAAGTGGCAACCCTTCTAATTTAATATTAACTTCGTCTTTAATTATTAATTTAACTGACATAACTTGCCTTTAAATCTAATACTGGTTTAGTATTAGTATAAGATATAATTAAATCGCAACAGTTAGCATATACCATAGATTTATTATTTCTTATGGTATCTAATACTATTACACTCATGGGAGTCCATTTAGTTTTTAATAAAAATTTGGGTATTTTGCTAGCCTGAATTCCGACAACCGTAGTATTATTGTCTAATTGCGCATTATATTTGTTATTAGATATAAGTTGGTTAAATTCTTTGCCAACTCCTTGATTGTCCATTCTAAAGTACATACCAACATTGTTATTAACTTTATTTTCTTTTAATGCAGTATCTAATACTAACATATTTTTATATACAGTATCAACATCCCAGTTAGGAAATACTATTAGTATAGGAGCTCTGTGTAATTCTATTAAGGAAGATATTACTTGTTTTAAACTATATACGGCGCTGTCTACCCATACTTTAGACATGTCTCTGTATGCAAGGTCTCCTGCTAGGGTTGCAGGTTTGTCTTCAGTATTGTTAAATGTATATTGATATCTAAAACTTCTATCTTTAATAATTAAGTGATCCAATGATGTTTCAGCGCCAAGTTCGTTGGTAATACTCTTATGAAAGTTTTGATTTGATATATTTGTAATATCGAATCGATCTTCAATTTCTTTCCGATTCCAACTTTTAATTACAGTAGAGTAATTGATAATTTCTTCATCTATTTCAAAGTGAAGAGTTGACAATAAATCAACTAGTAATACAACATTTTTTTCAGTTAGCGATGCAGAGTAACCTTTACCTGGATTCACTTGTACAAGCCCGTCTATTTTATTAGAATTGGTTTGTAATATTTTTCGTATGTTAGAAGAATATGAAAAATTAATACCTAATACAATATTACCGTCAGCGTCCTTGGATAGTTGTAATTTTTTATATTCTTCAACCTGTCTAAAAGACCTCGTCCATTGCGGATCAATCATCACATTGGATATATCATGCCAAACTGTTTGTAAAGAAAGTACATGTTCTTTAAACAACTTTAATATTAATTTGGACTGATTTTCAGTAATAAAATAATGTGAATTAACTGACGTTGCAAGACTACGTAATACTCTACTATCTTTAGCAGACATTAAGTCTTCTACGGAAGGATTAGTATTGTTTACAATGTCTAGTAATAGTTCGTCTATAGTTATCATATGAATTAGTATAACACACTTTTGTTGTTTGTCAAAGAAAATAGACAAAAAAATAGGCCTCAATATTATTTAAGGCCTATTGGTCACCTTTTGGTGAAATTGATTAAAGACTTGCGTCTTCCATACCTGCTATACGCAATTTCACAATGTTGGTAATTTGCCATTGTTTTTGGTCGAGACCTTTAGTAATACCTAACCATTTGTTGCGTAGTAATGCAAACTCATTGATAATTTTTTCAAAGTCTACAACGTCAGCTTCGCCTTCTACAAACCTTTCACAGTCCCTAGAAGACAAAGCTCGTTGATAGTTTTCAAGATATTTTCTAAAATGACTACTTTTTAAACGGCGCAATTCAATGTTTAGGTATTCTAAAATAGCTTCAATTTCTTGCAGTTGCCCGAATCTGTGTTCGACAACTCCAGGAAGTGCGGCCGAAGATTTCTCCAAATTTCCAACAAGTTTAATTTCAGACTTGGCTGATATTAGCTCATCTTCAAAGTGTTGAACAGCATCGGGGATATGACTAATATCCTTGGCTATCTTAGTATACCATCCCATTAAAACTCCATTTCTTTATAGTTGCTATCGTCCTCATCTTCGTCGTCGTCGAGATAGTAACCGATGGCTTGGTCAAGGGTATCGTCGATACCTACTGCACCTTTCATTACTTTATCGCTGACTCCGAAATCTGCAAGCAAGTCGATATATCGTTCCGCTACATTTTCAAGTTGTTTCTTGTCTAAGTATTCGACAAAGTTAAGCCAGATATCACCAATTTGTGTTTCATTCAACATTCTCGTCTATCTCCTCAGGAATGGTAGTTGTTGTTAAAGACTTGATATGAAATTTATTCATTATCATATCTAATTTATCATCTTTCCATTCTTTTCGGTAGAATTTGAACTCTTCGCCTGTCTCAGGATCAATCCATGCTAACCTATTGCCAGACTGCTTTAGTAGGCCTTGTTTTTCAAACATATCTACTAAACCACTATATGGATTCATGCCTGTTGAATACGGAATCTTAATTTGCAATGTTTCAAAAGGTTTGCTGTAACGTGTTTTCATAATTTTACAACTAGCACGAATACCATTTACTTCTGCAACCTTGTTGCCGTCTTCGTCTTCTTTCAACTTCAACTTCTTCATAGCAACTACGATAGAACTTGCATACACGAAACCTTGGCCGCCACTAATCTTGTCATCTGG